ATTAGAAGGGCTTAAAGATGCAAATGGACAGTTAACAACCGGTTGGGCAACTGTTGATAATAAGCTATATGGTGGATTTAATAGAGGAGAACTAAACATTTTTGCAGGTGCATCTGGTGCTGGTAAAAGTTTGTTTCTGCAGAACTTAGGATTAAACTGGGCAAAAGCAGGATTGAATACTGTCTACTTTAGTTTGGAGTTAAGTGAGGGGTTGTGTTCTATGAGAATGGATGCAATGCTAACCGGAACATCTACTAGAGATGTTTACAAGAAAATTGATGATATTGATTTAAAAGTTCGCATGATTGGAAAGAAAGCAGGATGTTTACAGATTGTACAGTTACCAAATAGTGTTACTGCCAACGATCTATTAGCATGGATTAGAGAGTTTCAAACACAAAGGAAAGTACAAGTTGATGCAATACTTGTAGATTACTTAGACTTAATGATGCCAGCAGGACAAAAAATTAGTGTTGCTGATTTATATATTAAAGATAAGATTGTTAGTGAGGAATTGAGAAACTTAGCAGTTACTGAAAATCTATTATTTGCAACTGCATCGCAGTTAAACAGAAGTGCAGTAGAAAGTGTTGAATTTGACCATAGTATGATTGCTGGTGGTTTAAGTAAGATACAAACAGCAGATAATGTGTTTGGTATCTATAGCACTCCTAGTATGCGAGAAAGAAATAGAGTACAACTACAGTTTATGAAGACAAGAAGCAGTAGTGCAGTAGGACAAAAACTTGAATTAGACTTTGATCCAACAACATTACTAATTTCTGATTTAGCAGAAGATGCTGAACCGGTTGCAAGTTCAGCAACTACGGTGTTTAATAAATTGCATAAAACATCTAGTACAATAGTTTCGCCAGCAGAGCAACCACAAGCAACATCTTCTTCTGTTAATAGGGATAAACTTAGAGGATTAGGATTAACGAGAGATGTCTAAATTTTCTTTTTCATCTCTTGGCGGAATAACATCTGGAGTTTCTTCAGCAGTCTCACCGTCATCAAATTCTACATTTGGATCGTCTTTAGCATCTGATGTTGCAGATAGGTTATAATTCTGAATGGTATTTCTTAATCTAATAGTTAATGCGGCATCATCAGCAATAATATCAGCCATTGCTATAAAAGCAACTGTAATTAATTTCATTTCGCTTGTTCCCATAGGAGCACCACTTCGCATTTTGTTTAGTGCTTGTACAAACCTAGATTGTAATTCATCACTAACTAAAGGTCTTAATGTAATTTTTAAGCGATTTAATTCAGTAGTAGTAATGTCATGGGATACATTGCCTGTTGTTTTTGATACTTTTTCCTTAGGAGGATTGTTACCAACTGATCCGTCAGCACCTGGTGTTGACGAAAAATCTTCGTTAATAACAGATAAACGATTAATAAATTCACGTATTTCTTGGGCAGATGTCATGTTTTCAAATGTCTCCTATGAATGTATTTACCATAAATAGAGTTACTATGCAAATAAAAACTAAATCAATTCTAGAAGAAATTACAACGATTGTTCCTAAAAAGGACAAGCATTTAATGGTAGAAGGTCTTGCAGTACAAGCTCTTGCTAGAATATCAAACTTGATGAGGGTCATTGAAACTTCATATCCGCCGGATCAAGCACAAGATTTAACTAGACGTTTGCAACTAGCTATTAAAAATGGAGATCCTAAGAAGTTCACTCGAGGTGTTAGGATAATTAAAGAAAACGAAAATAAATAAACAAAATGAAGATTAAAGACTTAAATGAAAATGATAACTTTCAGATTGACGAAGGCGTATTTGGCGATTTAGCAAAACGAGTAGTTAACAAAACAAAAGATGTTGCTAACGGTGTTGGACTTGCTGTTCGCGGACAAGGAGCCAACGAGTTTGCTAAACTTACTAACCTAATTGATCAAAAAGCAGTACAGATGTTTAATACTGCTAGACCAGGCGAAAAAGATGCAACTGGTAAAGACTTACCTTTAGGTGATATCGTAAAGATGGTTGGTAAAGCAATTATGCAGGCAACTAACAATGCAGTTGGTACAAAACAGTTATTAGTTTATATCAAAGAAAATAAAAGAGAAATTATTAAGAACGTTAATGTAGCAGATAGAGGCGCCGCTGGAGCAGATCAAATGATTCAGTTAATGTTACAAGGTGGTAGTGCTACAGCACCTGAAGGCTTTGGTGTTGAAGAATGTGTTAGATCAATTTCATTGATTTTTTCTGTTACATTTTTACATATGCAAATCGAAATGGGACAACCTGGACAAGATCAACAGGCAGGCGGACCTACACAAACACCAAGTGAAGCTGAAAAGGCAATGGATGATAACCCAGAGTACCAAACAGAATTAAAAACATTCGAACAATTAACTACTAAACTTGCCGGAGAGTTATATACACCTGGTAATGCATTCTTAGCAAACATACAAGCAAATAATGAATTTCCTGCAAAGCAAGAAGCATTTATTGTTGGATATGCAACAGCCGTTAAAGCAAAATACTTTAATGCAGATTTAAAAGCATTGGAAACTGCCGCAAACTCAACTACACCAGAATCAGTTATTGACGACAACCAATGGAGAGCATCTTTCTTTGGACATATTTCTCCGCAAGTAGCTCAGCAAGTACAACAAAATGCAGACGTTACATCAGCAATACAAACTTTTAAAAATGATTTAGATTCTATTACTACTTCTTTTGCTAAATTAGCATTTATTGAAAAGACAGCAAACGAAGTAGCAAATGTTGACGCAACAATGAAAAAATTAATTGACTGGGTTGAAAAAGCAATTTCGCTTATTAAGACATTACAATTAGGTAAAGCAGGCGGAGGAGCAACAAGTGCTACAACACCACAAGCTGGTAAACCTGATGACGAAGAAGTTTCTAGTACTACTCAAGGTGGTCCAATGGACGATCCAAATCTACCTAACTGGGAAAAGGTTAAAATGGGATATGATGCATTAGATGCACAAGGGCAAGAAGCATTAGTAAAGGCATTGTTTAACAAATGAAAATAAAAAATATAAACAAAAGAACAGCATTACTTGAAAGTGTATGTTATGATTTAGATAAAGAGCAACGATATATTGTTGAAGGAGTAGTATCAGCCTGGGACGATTTACTTGAGGTTGAGTTAAGACAAGATCAAATCAATAACTTATTTCCTTTAGTACAAAAGTTATCAGACGAAACAGGTAAAAATAGAACGGCAGTAGGATTAACAAAAGATAAAATTGTAGATACAACAAAAGCCGCCAATGAATATTTAAATAAAGTTGGAAAATTATTACAAGATACAAAACCAGTAGAAAATTTTGATAATAAATTTGAAAAATTAAAAACAGATATTAAAACTAAACTAGGTGCAGATAGCAAAATTACTACTGGGATAGAAAATTTAGGCAAATATGCTAAAATGAACCCTGGTAAAACAGCATTCGCTATTGGTGTTATGACTGCCTTAGTTGGTATTTCAACTGGTGGAAGTGCAATAGCTATTGGTGTTGCCGCTACACTCTTAAAAGGTTCTGTTGAAGTACTCAAAGGAGAGAAATTATCTACCGCTGTTGGAAAAGGATTAAAGACAGGTGTTATTTCTGGACTTGCCGCAGGTGCATTTAATGCAGTTGGCGATTGGTTGTCAGGTTTACAGGCAGAGGTTGTACCATTTGAAGGATTAGATCAAATTACTTTTGATGTATCAGGTACAGATGTAATGCCAGGATTTGAATGGAAAGGCTCTATGAGTTTTGAGAATCTAACCGTTCTTCCTTCTGATGCAGATTTAGCTGGACAGTTAGTAGCAGAGTTTGCTAAAGGAGATGCATCAGCATTTGATGCCTTAGCAGAATTGGCAAAGAAGTCGTTTACACCAGAGTATACAGAGCAAATGGCACAATTTGTATCAAATGCAAAAGACATTGCTTTACAAAATGATGCAACTTATCAAGCCATTGTACAAATTCAACAAGGAATAGCATCAGCCGCCGGCGGTGCAGTAGCAGGTAAGAGTGTAAGTGATGATAGAGGAGAAGATCAACAAGAGTTATTTCAATCGTATACTAATAATGGAATTTTATTAACAGAAAGAAGAATTGAAAGATTGTTTGATACTGTAGGGTATTACAATACAAATCCAAATATTGAATTTTTAGGCGAAGGACCAGTTTGGGATACCATTAAGAAAGATGCTATTGCAAAAGCAAAAGAACTTGCTAAGCCAACTGTAGATAAAGCTAAAACAGTTAGCGGAAATACAATGAATGTTGTTACAGCAGATAAACTTAAAAAAGCATGGAAGACAGCAGGAAGTCCAACTGACAGTGAAGTGCTTGCAAGGTTCTTAGAAAAAAATAAAGTATCTCCTGACGTTATTGCAAGTGCCTATAAAGATTTAAAACTTCCAGATCCAAATGACGATTCGTCACCAGAAGAAAAAGAAGAGAAGGAGTTAGCACTCCGTAAAACTCCACAGATGAAAGACGGACAATATGAGTTAGATCTTGCTTCATTGCCACCAGCAGTAAGGCAAGCAACAAGCAATTTATGGGACGAGTTTAATAAACTTACTCCACAGGAACAAGAAAAGTTTAAAGCAGATCTAAAGAAATCGGAAAATATAACATGAAGATAAATGAAGTTATAATACAACATAAAAAAGTAATAACAGAAGCAAAAGCAAGAATTGATCATCCTGAAGATATTATCTTTGATGACAACGGAACACAAGGTGCAATGAGAGCTCTTGATGCGATGGTACATGCTTCGCAAAATCACGGAGAGACAACTTCAATCAAATGGGACGGAAGCCCAGCAGTAATTTTTGGATGGATGGATAAAAATTCTTTTATTGTAACAGATAAAGCAGGCATGGGTGCAAAGAAATATAACGGAAAGCCTACTAGTGCCGCAGATGTACAGTCTATGATTTTTAACAGAAGGCCAGACGAAGAAGGTAGGCAGTATTATGCAAATAAGTTTGCAAGCATATATGAACTGTTAAAGAAGGCAACTCCAAAGAGTCTAGTTGGCCAAATGATACAAGGTGATTTACTTTATATGAGTGCTGATGATATTGTTCATACAGACGAAGATGTTACATTTGGTCCAGTTAAAGTTAGATATACAATTGACAAAGATAATCCAGTAGGTGCTAGAATTGCCAAAAGCCAATGTGGTATAGCAGTACATAGTGTTTATGATTCTGTTGAATCTGCTAGTGCCGCAGACGGAGAACCATCACCGGTAACTCCTAAATCTTTAGGATTGAAGGATAGTCCAAAATTAGTAATATTTGGTCCAGAAACACAGATACCAACAGATACTGAAATTTCATTACCGATGTCAGAAGTAGAATCCTTAAGAAACTTAATTAAAAGCGGTCCAGCACAACTAATTGATGATATGTTAGATCCGTTTACTATGGGTAGTCTTAAAATAGCAAACTTACCAGAATTATTTAAAAAGTTTGTAAACTTTAAAGCCAGAGGCGGAGAAGATATTGGCTCTGCACCTGAATTAGCAAATGAATTTATCAAATGGATCGAAGGTCCAGCAGGATTAACAGACAATAAGAAGAAAAATGTGTTATCGCACCTAGAACAATATAAAGCACCTTTTGAAATGGCTTGGCGTATTGTTTCTGCACTAAGTAATATAAAGCATACAATTAAGGATCAGTTAGATACTCATGTAACTGGAATTAGAACAAACAAAGGCCACGAAGGTTTTGTATCTGCTACACCGCATGGTAAGATTAAATTTGTTAATCGACCAAACTTTATGAAGAAGGACTAAAGACATGGCTGAAAAGTATACAGCAACTGAATGGGCAACAATGGAAGGTGGGCATACCGTAGAACCTCTTACAGAAGATTCGTTTTCTTTTATCAAAGATAATTGTAACGAAAGTAAAATGTTTCGAAACACACATCTTAATTCTTTGACATTAAGAGATGCAGTTGATGCCGCCTTTTTAAATATGACAACATTGTATATGTTATCATGTGAATTTGAAACTGCTCCGTTTGCTCAAGATTATGCTAGAAAAAGTATGATATTTGGAAACTTTAGTCAAAGTCGTGTTAGTTCAACTGATTTATACCAAGCATTACATATGTCAATATACAAAGACACTACACAGGGAGGAAAACTTAAAGCACCTGAGCAAAATGCCGCTTTAAGAGTTAGACTTCATATCAACGAAAAGATGGTTAAAGACTTTTTAAGAGGTATTGCATCCGGACGTTTAGATAAAACAACTGCAAAAAGACTTATGTATAGGCTTGAAAGCCAAATGAATATTACTATTAGTAACTATAAAAGTTTACGCAGGTTAATTACAGATTGGGAGCATCTTACTACCTTCCAAAAA